CCATGTGACCGAGCAAATGATGCAGTATTACAGCCATCACCGCCGCCAGACCAAATACGACGCGGTGATGGCCATCGAACTCAACAAAAAGGACCGCATCAAACCTGGGCCGCGCATGGTGCGCAAGAGCGCATAAGCGAGGCACTCAACCCGGAAGGCGAGGCGGCCCTACTCCGCCTCGTCTTCCAATCCTGCGAAGTAGAACTCCATCATGGCGTTGAAGGCCACGGCGGCAAGTTGATGCTTGCGGGTGTGGAAGTGATCGTGTAGTAGGCCGGCCAGGTACTCGGAACCATGGTTCTGCGCGTGGTTAATGATGACTTCCGGGTCTGTCCGTGCCAAGGTTCCGCGCGACCTGTCTCCGGCTTTGGCGCGTTGGTGGAAGCTATCTTTCCCGTACTTGTCATTCCCATAGCTGCCAATGTCGTTCATCGCCTCAAGGAACTTGGCGTTGAGAAATTCATATTGTGTTGCGCTTGCTTCAAGCACAGTCCCGCTCATGCTCTCCCTTTCTTGGTGTGTATCGTACGAAACAAACCTACTTTCCTACTTGTACCGGCGCTCGTAGTAACCACGGTCGAAGAATGGGAACCACTCCACGCCAAAGCGCGTGATGACGCCGGCGGAGTCTTGCTTGATGCGCAACTCCAGAAAGCCCACGTGCGCGGCAATCTTTTTCTTGCGCATGAAAAGGCTCTGATCTTCCGTGCATCCGGCCTGTACGGAGTGGACCTCGCGCGGGAATCCGTACTCAAACTTGTGGTAGTGGCCAATGATGAGCACTTGCGGTTTCTCGCCGCCTTGATAGCTCTCCACGAGCTTCTGTGCCGTGTAGCTTGTGGCATAGGCCGAACCGCCCCCGGGATGCACCACGCGGGCCACAGCGGCCCCGGAGCCGCATCGCAGAGAAACGTCGGACTCCGCGTAACCCAGGTAGTGCAGATCGGCGCGGCCGGCATCCTTGGCGCGGTTCTCAAGGTAGCGGCCAATCTCAATGCCCTCGCGCTGGGCATACCAGCCCTCGTGATCGTCTCCGGCAATGAAATGCGTGGTGATGCCTTTGCGCACCGGGAACTTGTCAATCAGATAGTCAAGCTGATTGTCCATGCCGGGAGCGGTCAACAACTCAGTCTTGTTAAACCGGGCCTCACCGTCGATCCAATTGCCGGCGTTGAAAACGTGCTCGATGCCACGGCGTTCAAAGTGGTCATAGGCTGCGTTGAGCACGTCCAGGCGCGCGTACTTGCTGCACAGATGGTTGTCAGAGGTAACGCCGTAGACTTGCTCTTCGCCTGGCTTGGACTTGAGTTCAAAGTGGCCCGGCGCGAGGTTCACCGTGGAAGCCATCTCGAAGATGCCGCCCGGATGCTCTGCAATCAACACGCCGCGCTCTTTCATCTGGCCGATGGTCCGCTTGACGGTGCCGGCGGTGATTCCCATCATTCCCGCCAGATCGGCCACAGTCACCGGGGCGCGGCGGAGTTGCTTGCGAATCTCCGCGTCCACATCGACCGGGGCGGTCACTGGCTCATGCACGCCGCTCTGTCGATAGCGCATGACGGTGGTATTGTGCAGATTCAGCTTCGTGCCAATGGCCCGGTTAGAAAGTCCCTTGCCGGCCAGCTCTACAATCTTGCGCTGAGTGCTTACGGGTACGGCAGCCATTAGTGCCTCACAATCCCAACGATGTGATAGATTACCGGCAAAGGCGAGGATCATCACCGCGCCCGCGCCGATCCACGTAAAGCGCTCGATGCGAACGATGCGGCGCTCATGGTTTGCCTGGGTGGCTTCGATGCGTGGAATTCGGCCTTGCGCGTTCTCTCCGGTTTCATCTCCAAAGAGCTTTGTGTAGAACACGCGCAGATCAGTGCGGAGGCCCCGCACCTCCTCAGTTAGTTCGTGGATTGCTGTTGACTCAGTTTGCGACACGGGCGTCTCCCTATGTCCACTATGCCTACAAATGCAAAGGCCCCGCGAGTTAGCGAGGCCTTTGGGTTGCATTGAGTTGAGTTAGAAGCCAGCGCCTTGCAGGTTCGCCAATGCCTGGCGCGTCTGCTCTGCGCTTTCCGCCGTGGTGTCTCCGTAATGAACGGCGACGATCTGCGCGGCCTGATCCTGATTCAGATAAGGCATCACAGCGGCCAGCTTGACGGTGCTCTGTGCGGCCATCTGCGCCACGGCCGCCTTGCTAGAGATGCCCTGCACAAGCGCCAGAATGGTGTTGACCACGGTAGCTACCGCGTTGATGTCTGTCTGCGCTTTCTGCTGGCTAGAGGGGTTGGTGATCCTGGCCACAGAAAGCAGTGCGGTATTGACCTGTTGCTGGAAGGTGACCACGGCGGTCTGGAGTTGCGCGAGAACGGTTGCGTTGGGGTTGGCAAGATACGCCTTTGCCTGGGCCACGAGTACGTTGCTTGCAGCGTCAAAGCCCACCGTGGCAGCCGCAAAAATGGGCGCGGCGGCCGGGTCAAGCACGCTGGCCGTCGAGTCCACCACGGCAACGCCCGATTGAAGCGCCGGAGTCCAGTTCACGATATTCTGTGCCACGGTTGCGCCATTGCAACCGGCCATCGGCAGGGTACCCGTTACCAGGATTGCGCAAAGCATCAGCGCGCCCAGCTTGGCGGTGGAGTTGCTGAACCCGCCCTTGGGCAGTACGACCGCGATACCATGCGGCGCATCCGCGTCTTTGGCCAATATCGCAGCAACGCCGGCAACCACCACACCCGTCATTGCCACGTAAGGGCTGTAGTGCGCGGGGATGTACGTGGTCAACTGACTCACGAAGGTTGCGGCAATGCCAAGAATGCCGGCAATCGTGGTGAGCTTGCTGCCCGCGATACGTTCAATCCACACCGCCGCCATGCGTTCAAACAGAGCGGCCATCAGGTTATTCATAGGTTTCCTTTCGTTGTGGCGCTTGCGGCGCGGTTACTGTTTCACGGTGGATGGCACAGCGTGCCCGGTCCAAAGTTGGTACTCCGCCTCGCGGCGTGTCTTGAGCGCCGCACACTCCTTTGCGCCGGCGTGATCCCATTGCAGGAGTTGGAGGGCAGCCGCATCCGATTGCCCCGCGTTCAAGTCTTTGAGCAACGTGGAGCTTGCCAGCCGGCCCTGGCCCAGGTTGAACACGAAATCAACCAACGCATCGAACTGCCCTTGCGTGAGCGCGACCCGCGCCATGCGCGCAACAGCGCCCTCCGAGATGGCCACGTCGCGGCTCAGCATCACCGTGGCTTCCGCCTCAGTGATTCCGTTGGGATAGCTTTCGCCGGGCAACAGGCGGTGACCGTAGCCGATGGTGGGAATGCCGGCAACGTCAAGGTATCGGCTGCCACGGAAGCCCTCGGATTGTTTCAACAGCGCAAGCCCAGCCGCACTCAGTTGCATCGCTCAACCTCATCTAAACATCCCAGCGGCATGGACCCGCCGCCGGGAACCCTGTCTAGCCTGAGTGTGGCCCGGACTAGGGAATCCGGGCCACTTTGGAGGGGTGGCGGTTGTCACTCGATATCTAGCCTGTAATGTTGCTTAAAAAACCCGTTGACATAGAACCGACGAATTTATTGCGGCGATGGAGACGTTTGTGGCAGGCGAATTAGAGCTGGCGTAGAATTGAAAATTATGTGTTCCCGCCGCGAGGCCTGTAAGGGTCATTACAAAGGGAACGATGCTGATTTGATTCTGACCGGCAACACTGATCAGTATGGACTGATTGAACACACCGTCAACATAGAGATTGATATAGGCAAGAGCTCCACTGACTGTTGTCGTCTGATATACTTCAAGGTTTCCAAAGAGATTGAATGTATCATGTGCGGAGGCGGCCGTTGACGCGTTTGCACCTGCTGGTATATTTAACCCTGTAATAAGCACTCCAGGCAGAGTTGTTCCGGTTGTAGTGACCGCTGAAGTTGAACTAACCTTAGCGGTCACTATCCGCGAAGCCGTAGTTAATGCGCTGCCATCCGGAAAGAGCACCATGTTTGCGCTGAGGGTGCCCGTGGTAATGTTGCTGGCATTGAGGTTGGTCACCGCAACGTTCGCCGCGTTGAGCGTGCCGGTAGTAATCATGTCAGCGGTGATAGCCCCGGCGGCGATCTTTGAGGCTGTGACGGTGCCGTCCACAATCAAGTTGGCATCAGCCATCCGGCGCAAGTAGAAGCGATTCCAAAACGTCATGCTTCCAGATGTACCGCCATTGTTAACAAGCCAAACTCTGATGGATGCCGCACCCGATGGAGCTGGAGGCAATACGATAGATAGTTTAGGCGGGTTACCGTCGCTAAGCCCCGAACCGTTATAGGTGATAGTGTTGGTCTGATAGTCGGCAAGGTATCCATCGCCCAAAGATCGATAG